AATGGTGATTTACACAGTAATAAAAGCCATACTAAAACCTCAGTAAAGCTATATCATTTTAAAGACCTAAGTAAGAAAGCTAAACTAAAAGCCAAAAGGAGTGTATGATGAAGAAGAAGAAGAAGTCAAAACCTAAAGGGTACTAAAAAAAGAGGGGGCTTAATTGCCCCCTTTTCTTTATGCTCCTATATCTACAATCTCACAACTATCACCAGAACAAGCTAAAGTCTGTGAACCAACAGTAGTATCTTCTACCTCATACTCAGATAGTTTATCCCAATCAATATCTTTAGGCATTAACTTATTAAGTTCTTTGTATTCGTCTTGTTCTATCTCTTGGTAAGGTGCTTGTTTGTAAGAGTGGTCACTGTGAGGAAGGAATGATACACCACTCATTTCATCAAAGTTTTTAAACACCCATGCTCCTACCTCTAACCACTCATGCTCTCGTACAGTAATAGTAACTGAGGGCTTATGTTCACACCAATGTCTTTGATACATCAACCAGACTTCTAGTTGTTCAATAGCATTTAAGTCATCTCTAGTCACACACCCCTTAGGGGCTTTAACAGGGAAGCTAAAAACCATTGTACTATCGGGCTTCATCACACAGGGTTCTGCTGGAACTCCACTGTCTATTAAGAATCTTGTGAGGGGGTCTTTGTTGTCACCTCTAACTGTCCGTATATAAAACTGGCTATGTCTAGTATGAATGCCGCTAGAAGCATCAACAAGTTGGCTAACAGTACCAGAGGGCTTAACACAAGTAATAGCAGCAGATTGTGGAATCCCCAATCTTTTACTAAATTCTTTATTAGTTTGTATAGAAACATCTCTTAGTTGCTCCAATATTTCTTTAGCATCTTTACTTGTAGATACTAACTTGTTATCCATTATCCCTGTCATACTAACACCAAGCAATCTTTCTTCTTCTGTATTTCGTTGCCATATTTTTCTGAGGTAAGGGAACTTAGTATAAGTAGCCTGAATAGTACCTAAGATAGTAGCTAATCTTGTCTTGTTAGTTAAAGTATCAAGGTCATCATCATTCCTAACTACAACCTCTGTTAAATTACAGAACTGATTAGGTCTTAAAATAATCTCAGAGCAAGGGTTAGTACCAAACTCATGGTCAGGCTCTCGTCTACCATTCTTAGCTGCTTGCTTCTTAGATGCAACCCTAGAGAAGATACCACGCTCACCAGACTTAGACTCAACTAGTGCAAGCCATTCACGCATGAATGTTTCCATGTCAGGTCTCTCTGTATACGACACTGAGTTATTAGCTAATCCTCGTTGTGGGTCTAAGACAAACCAATCACCTGATTTAGCATGACGCATACGATCATCAGATAGGTTAGACAAGGAGATCATAGCTGACCTTCTAACACCACCGACCACGACCACTTCCCCAATTTTACACATCAAGTCATGAGATTGTATACTAGATAGCTTCTTACCTTTTGCTGCTTCAAATGTTTCACAAGTAAACCTAAACAAATCCTCTAGTGGTTCAGCACCAGATGCCCTACCACCAAATGTTTTTAACTTAGCACCAGCTGGTCGTACCTTGTGTGTATCCCATTTTGGTATTTCACCTGCATACAACAGCGAGATTAGCTGTCTAAGGGCTTTAGCCCACCCTTCCTTACTATCACTAACCACTATAGTAGTATCGCTCTTGTATAGCTCATCTGGTACTTCTGGTAGCTTACTAATGTACTGACGCTCTACACTAAATCCCACACCTGTACCACATAATAAAATAAAAGCAGCCTCATCAAATGCTTTGGGGTCATCTACTGCTAAGTAGCTACAGTTGTAAGAACATGTGTTATCACGCTGCATAGCAGCTCCAGCGGTCATCATTGCTCGCATACTTGGCATGACATTTAGATTGTAGATTGCATCTTCTAGTTGCTTGTAAGTATCTTTACTTACTTTATCAGATACAACATTAGTCATATATCGATTGACTGTTTCCTTCCAAGTTTCCCTTCTGTTTAGCTCAGGTATCCATCTAGCATACCTGCTGAGTGCTATGTACTGCTGATACTGATTCATTTTTCGTACTCCGTATAGTCGTTTTCAATAATTTTATCTATGTAATGTTTAGCTTTCTTTAAATCTTCTAAGCCATTTTTCTCTTTGTATCTTGATACATATTTAACTACATTACCTTGGAAATAATCTAGTTTGTTAGCAGCAATAAAATCCCATACTTGGATAGGTAGTTTTCTATAGTGATCTCCACCCCACTGAAAGCTGCTAACACCTTTAACCACTTTAGTCATTTTATCCTCCATACTTATTCTTTAAATAATTAAGTGAAACAGGTAGTTCATCGAACTGACCATTGTTGACTTCATTTAACATCCAAATCCCATTCCAAGCACTGTTACCTTGATTGCCTAAATATGCCTCATCATGTTGAGTAAACATACCAGCAAACAACCCTGTGATCCTAGTGTTGTCTGCTTTTTGTGCATAAGCGATATCGCGTTGCTGAACGTGTCCCATAACAGTCGACATTAATTTTTTTTGCAACATGGCTCGTGCTGATGAACAAGGTCTACCCATAACCCCAGTAGTGAAAAAATGTGCAAACGCAATGCCCTCTATAACCACAGGCTTTAGGTAATCGTACACTTCCCAATCACTAAGGTTTAAGTCCTGATAACCAATAGTATCTTCTAGAATACAATCGTTCTCAATAGCTCTTTCAATCCTTTGCTCGTGGTTACCAATGGTAAATACCATTCTAGGCTTCCACTGCTTCTTCTTGTTTACCTTTAATCTCTCACGCTCTGTTTTGATAGGTTGTAAGAACAAGTCCATAGCCAAGTTACCTGCGTCTATATCCTTCTTGTATCTCCTGCCTTCAAAAGATGCTTTGCCTTTATCGTATGAACAGAGAGATTCCATATCCCACCAATCACCTATCATTACAATAACATCTGGTTTCTTAGATGCTATGTACCTACCTGCGTACAGCAAGTGGTCTAGTGGTACATCAGGCTTAACCTGTGTATCTGGTATCACGCATATTTTCATCTGCTTTTGCTCCAATCTTATGTTCTATTAATATTGATACTTTTGTTCCTAGTAAAGTTCCAAAACCTGCTCCAACTATGTAAGGAACTAACAGTGTTAAAGAAGGGTCTAGCACTACCTCCCTAAGTGTTAAGAACCATACTGAGTTACTAACTACAGTACAGAACAAATTGTATTTATAATTACTTCTGTTTCTTGCTCTCGATGACATGGTAAATGTTACACTTTGTAAAAAAGACAAAAACAATAAAGTTATTATTTGCATTAAATCAAGTCCATATTAACTTTCTCCCACTCACAAGTAAATCCACAATCTTCTGGTAAATCACGAATAAAGTTTCCCCTGTTAGGGTCTAGTTCATCAAGGTATACTGCACCTTCCTTATCTTTGTTTACTGAATGTCCTATTTCTCTTTCTAGCTTTGCCATTTTGTTAAAGTGTTTTGGAAAATCTTTTCTTATAGCGTTCCAATAACCCATACCACCCTTAACACAACCTATACAATTATTATTTGAATAACCCAGTTCATACATACGAGGTAGTTTTAACCCTGTTGATGTAAACCAATCTAAACATTGTTTTTTAGTAATCTCATTATTTACTAATATAAAATCTGTATCTACTTCGTTATTAGAATCAATAAATCTATCAACCCTATTTTGTTCTTCAACAGTATAACCAAAAACTTGAACATCACCTTTTTTTTGATATTTTTTTCTTTGGTCTTTCTTTAAAATCATTGTACATGGTGCACCTTGTGCACCTTTAATAAACTTTCTTTTTCTAAACACATTGTAAATGGAATAGTCCATTGATTTATCACCAATAACTTTAATTGGTATGCCAGTTGCAACTTGGTAGTCTTTAACCAACTGCATATTATCTGGGTGTTCTTCTCTAACACGACAGTAAACAGCTTCTAACCTACTACCATATTTTTTATGAGCAAGATAAGTAGCGTAAGAGCTTGCTGCCCCACAACTAAACCAACTAACTACCCTATCATTTGAAAACAGTTTTAATTGTTCCACTAACGCTCCTCATCTATGTCGTACATATCACGCATAGCATCTTCTAATGCTATCGCTTGTTCAACGGATAGGAGGTCATCATCAAAATCTATCTCCCCTCGTTGAAACTGTTGCTCTACTCTGTCACTCAAGAAATTGTTAGGTAATAACCCTTGTACTTGTAGGTCATTAATAACATCTATCATCTCATTGACAGTCAGTACAGCACCATCTCTACAAATCTTGCAGGACTTCATTCCTTTAATTATTCTGTACTCAGGATTACAAGTACCGCAGGAAATGCAATAAAGTGTATCCATCATTTTCTTGACTCCTTTAACCAATCTTTAGGTAATGCTGTACCAAAAGCAAATTTAATACCATAATCGTTACACCAATCAGAATATCTTTTCTTTTTTCTTTTGGTAATCCACTGGTCACGCATAAACAACATACGAATGTCAAGGCTTGGATTCTCTTTTACCACTTGAGCCATCTTAGTTCTGTCAACTGAAGTGAATCTACCTTTTGCTTCTACTATAATTGAACCTATTATAAAGTCAGGTGTATATACTTTGTGAACAAACACTACACCAGATGAACAAAACTTACATCTACCTTTCTTACTTAAATAGTAAGGTATCTTTATAGTTTCGT